AGTTATCGTTTGTTAATTCAATCATGCTTTCCCCTTTCTAATACTAGCACAGTCCATGCACAATGGAACTCCGTACGTTTTAGTAGTACCATCAACTATAACCTTAGCTGAAGTTGTTCCGACCGCTACTATATCCTTGCTACAGTCAGTACACTTTGAAACCGTTTTAGTTTCAGTTTTAGGTAAGAATTTTCTAATTCTAAGAGCATCATGTACATCTCCAAAAGCCTTAACCTTTTCTGTTCCAACCTGGATCTTTTTCCCTGACCAGTCCTCTATATAACTAGTTCCGAATAGTTTCTCTAACATTTTAGAATTTGTTACGTTTAATATCATTGGTTTTAACCCAACAAGATGCAGAACTAAACAAGCCTCTTTGTTACCAGTCTGATCCATAACGTTTTCTTTCAATGCCTTTTCAATTGTTACCACAGTGTCTTTATGCCCACCATTACCATCATCCAAATCTACTCCACCTAGATACTCGGTTGTCAGGATGGTTCTCCAATGTGTTTTTTTCATAATTTACTCCTCCTTCTTTCTATATCTTCGTTCATAGTCTTGTAATCGTACAGTGTTAAATGATTCTTGGGATAGTCTAGAGTTTCCTTATAAACAATCTGTTTAATCTTTAGTATCAGTTCTTCGCTAAGTTCACCTTCTTTTAATCTACCGCCCCGTTCGTTTATAAGTCCGAGTTCGATTTTAGCACTTTCCATTTCATCCAGGATAGCTCTTGACCAAATAGCTTCATACAGTGATAGCCATCCCATATCTTTTTCTTTGATAAATCCAGTTCCATTACTTCTGTTTGTTGTACCTAGATCGGATCTGAAAATATCCGGTGCGTTCATTGTTCCCGGAGCGATAGGGTTCTTAAATGTGTTTTTACTGTGATTGCTCATATACCTACCTCTTTCTATATTGATTATATCATACTACTACTACTTGTGGGTATACTATATCTATTATTTTATAAACAATATGAAGAAATAGTATCCGCTCAAAACCATTCCTATCACTAGGGCAATCCAAACTATCGCTTGGTTAAACAAATGCTTTACTGATCTAGGTTTAGGATATAACAGTTCTGAATTGTATCTACTCGATTTTGAAACCGTTGCCGAGGCTGGTGTAATCGTGTAATATCTCGCCGGTCTATCAAATATACTCATAATGTACCTCCTTTCATTTCTTTTAATCCTTTAAATATGTGTGCTATTACATCTACAGTCCACCCATTACCAAGCATATTGTATCTGTTTGTATCCGCCGCTATTGCTGTGTAATTATCTGGTACGTTCTGCAATCGCTCATATTCAAGCGGTGTTAGTTTTCTGCATCTTCCGTCTTGATAAACTTTCTTTTGTAAATTACCACCAGCACAAGTTGTTAGTGTTGAGCATTTACCGTTTAGATTATAAACTTCTTTCATGTGCCTATGCCCTTTCATTTCTAAGGAACATTGTACTTTTTCAAAATCTCCATTATATACAAAAGGTTTATTGTACCAGTATTTATCATCAACTTCTTCAAACATTAAAACTATGTCTTTTAAAATAATTTCTTTATCTTGTAAGTTCATTAATTGTGGAATATTAGTCCAGTATAATCTTTTTCTGTCAGCAGCGGAAACCAAGTTTGAATTAATCATGATTGGTTCTACTCCTAATAATTCAGTTATTTTATTTTTCCACACTTCTTGCATTGGTACATTTTCAAGTAAAAAGTATTTGGGATTAATATATTTTAAGATTCTAGCAAAATGATAAAATAAGCCACTCTTTTCTCCGTTTAGTCCAGTTACTTCTCCCCTGTCAAATTTATACACACCTAAGTCTTGGCAAGGACTACCACCCATAACTAAATCTATAGTGGAAAGTTTATCTAAAATATCTTCACTAAGTTTAGTTATATCCCCTAGTTGAATTGTATTTGGATAATTTCTCATTGTTACTTTTATGGAGTTTGGTTCAATCTCGCTTGCATAATACTTATCCACCTTTATTCCAGCTCTTTCTAGTGCTATCTGTCCACAACTCATCCCATCAAACAAACTCAATACATTCACAGTTTCTCACCTCTCATGTTTCCTATTATAATAAGTATGTATATTTCCAACTCATCCAGGCTCTGAACCACTACCGTTTTAAGTGTAGTCTTAAGCTGCTTTAATAGTTCCCTAAACTCTTTCTTGGACAGATACAAATCCTGTGCTAATAAAAACTTTTGCATATACGGCTTATCAATCTTGATCTTGTTTACTTTCATCATTTCTGCTCCCTTCATTATCTATTCTTTTTATTAACTGTGCTAAACTAAACCTATTCTCAATCTGTTCCCTACTCATGCTAATCAACTCCTTTCGTGTAATGAATACATTATATCATGGATAGTTGCTATATTTCATCTGTTCACAATTTGTTTACAATTGGAGGTGGATTATTCCAATATAAAGCTATTGGTGGAATATATTATTGTTGTAGGTTGACAAAGTGTTTTAAAAGGTGTATTATACTATGAGGTGATAAAACAATGAAAACAATACAAGAAATTGCAACAATGTTTAATGTTTCATACGAGTCGGTTCGTAAATGGACTAAAAAGGGTCTGCCGTACAAGTATGAAAAGGTTATAGGTAGAAGAACAAGAAAGATGATTGAGGTATCAGACGTTTACAACTATCAAAAATCTATTGCCGACAACCAGGCAGAGCTATCGAAGGAGGACTAAACTATGGCTGAAAGAAAAAATATTTCTAAGAGGGTGCGTTTTGAGGTTTTTAAACGTGATAGTTTTACCTGCCAATACTGTGGGAGGATGTCTCCGGATGTTGTTTTGGAGATAGATCACATTGATCCAGTAAAAAACGGCGGAGATAACAAGATAATTAACCTAGTTACTTCTTGTTATGATTGTAACCGTGGCAAGGGAGCTAAAACCCTAACGGATCATTCTTCTATCAAGTTACAACAATCTCAATTAAAAGAACTTAACCAAAAACGAGAACAACTTAAAATGTTGGTGGAATGGAAAAAAGAACTCCAGAAATTTGAGGAAGAACAAATCAGTATTGTGGAAAGCTACTTTTTATCGACTGGTGGACGATTAACCAATCCCAATAAAAAGGAATTAAAAAGTTTAATAAAAAAATATTCAATTTCGGAGGTTATCGAGTCCACTATTATATCTTTAGATAAATACTGGGATGATGACAAAATGTCTATTGATAAAGCCTTCCATTATATTTCCAAAGTGTGTTCTTCTCGAAAACTTGAACATGAAAATCCCATGGTGAAAAAAATCAATTATCTTCGTGGCATATTGCGAAACAGGTTTGGACGCAGTTATGAAGATATATCATTTTGGGATATGGTTAATACAATTAAAATAGATAGCGACTATGCGGATTTAAAAGAATACGCTTGTGCTTGCGATTCTATTTATGATTTTATTAGTTATTATGATGGATTTAGGGCAGGTGTTTAACTATGGCTAAAACTAATAACGATCCAGCTTTTTTATTTTATTCCTCTGATTTTCTTGTCGGAACTATCTTTATGCCTTACGAACAAAAAGGTAAATATATAACATTACTTTGTATGCAACATCAAATCGGACACTTGACAAAAGAACAGGTCAATTCTGTGTGTAATGATGATGTTGTTTTATCTAAATTTTCCTTAGATAAAAAAGGACTGTTTTTTAACAAAAGATTGGATGATGAAGTGGAAAAAAGAGCGTCTTATAAAAAAAATAGGCTTAAAAACCTTGCTGGTAAAGGCTCTAAAGGTGTTTCCCATATGGGAGACCATATGGATACTCCACATGGGAGTTCCATAAGGAACCCCAAGTGTGAAGATGAAAATGAAAATGAAAATGAAGATATAAATAGAGATGCAAATGCAAATAAAAAAGTCAAAAGATTTGTACCCCCAACAATTCAAGAAGTTGACGATTATTGCCAAGAAAGAAATAATACTGTCGATCCTGAAAGATTCGTTGACTTCTATTCTGCTAAAGGTTGGATGATTGGCAAGAATAAAGTTAAAGACTGGAAGGCTTGTGTTCGGACTTGGGAGAAGAACAATCAAGGAACAAACAAAGGTAACAATGTTAAGACATTTGCCGAAATGGCAAAAGAAGAAATGCAAAGAGAGGAGTTTGACAATGAATAAATCAGAAACAATGAAAGTACTCGCAATTTTAGAGGTTGCATATCCTCAACACTTTAAATCATTATCAGAAACACAAAAGATAAACCTAGGCACTCTTTGGGGAATGATGTTTAAAAACGATATTTACCAAAATGTTATGGGTTCAGTAGAAATTTATATCTCAAACGATACTAAGGGATTTTTCCCCATAATCGGTGCAATCAAGGAACAGATGTATAATCTCAATAATCCAGATCAACCTACTGAGCTCGAAGCATGGAACACTGTCAAGAAAGTCCTTGGTAAGGCTTATTATCAAACAATTGAATGTTGGGATAAGTTATCACCTCTTGTTCAAAGAGCCGTAGGA